GACAAGTTAGCTACCAATCTGTATGGGACGTTCTTGTCAACTATAAACCCAAACTTTGCTGCAGTCATTAGATAAGTTTTATAATTTTTATTATTGTAATAGGTGTCAAAAAACTTGTAAACATTAGAGTGGTCGTCTGAAGAAACTTCTATACACAAGCCACTAGACATTGGAGAGACCGCATTGGACAACAGCATTCCAGCTCTTGTCAGAGGCAAATCAGCCAACAAATCTTTCATACACAAGTTTAGGAATATCTCAATAAAATCTTCTTCATTTCTTATGTTTTTGTGTTTGTTACCTCCTTTTAAATATTCTTTTACAAATCCATTATAAATGGCATCATCCATAGACTCTCTAATAATATAAGGATCATCCCACGCCTTGTGGGCAATGAGGGGCTTTTTTATTCTTTCTGAATCTTCAATTAGCTTTTGACCATTTTTGCCGTTCATGTAA